AGAATAATCCAAATCACCGAAGTTCGCTGTCTCGATATAAGTACCCTTTAGTACCCACTCCTCAACAACATCACCAACTGGTCCTAACAGATTAAATGTTACGTCTTTTTTATAAAGGTCTGAATATCCATCCCTACCCGTAACGGACTCGTGTGATAATCTCACCCATTCCATTACCGATTGTGCGGCGGATGGAACGACAGGATCGTAAAGTGTAATATCAATCGGTTGCCAAGCACCCTTACCCTTAATATATCGTTTGACGTTGATATGGTCTAAAACTATTTCCTCAAACTGAATCTGAGGTCTATTCGCTGTTTTCACCAAATATGATGGAATACCTTCTATATACATGATGAACCTATTTTTAGTCTTAGGTTCAAACGGTGTGAACATAATCTCTGAAGGATCTAATGTAGCCATTCTTTATTCTCCTAAAAATCCGTTTATTTCTACTCATAAATAAATATCAAATAAAGAAATTTTTCATAAAAAGAAAAACCCCTCGTTAGAGGGGTTTCTCATTTATTTAGACATTAATCTAAATTATTCAGGAAATGTAGCTCCTGTTGGTTGTACCACGAAGTCAAGTACGATGAACTCTGCAGTTCTTGTAGGTTGGATAAATATCTGACCTACTAACTGATTCCTATCAATAACATCTGGTGTGTTATTGGTATCATCCATCACAACCCTAAACGCTGATAGACCAGCATTTTGTTGTACCTGTTCAAGGTATGGATTAACAATACTCAAGAAACGATTTCTTAACGCCTGTGAGTTCTGTTCAAATGCCAAGAACCTTGAAGCACTTGCGATAAATTTCCTTAACGCAATCAACAGTCTTCTTACATTAACCCTATCCAATGCGGATGGTTTAGATTGTAATGTTTTCTGTCCAAAGACAACAACACCTTGACCAGGAAAAGAAGCAATCGGATTAACCCTACCCTCATAGAGTTCGTCTCTCTCAGCGTGAGTTAATCTAGTAGCCGCTTCTAATACACTTGTCAATCCACCCCTATTTAAACCTGCGGGTGCGAACCACTCATGTGCTATCTGGTCATTAAAAGAAATAACACCAGGTAGAACTACTGATGGTGGAACCCATACTGGTTCTGCTGTATCCAAGTTAGGTATCTTTACCCATGGATAATATGTAGCAACATAGTTGGTATCAAGTGTTGAAACCGTATCGACAACACTCTGTACACTATCACTATACGCGGCGGAATCCATTATGTAAAGTGCATCTGCTCTAGCCTCAACCTTAGATATGGCGTGGTTGGTTACAGTTGGATGTAATCTATGAATAACACCAGGTGTTACCAATAGATTGATATCAAACTCATCAGGATTACTAACGGCGTTTATCGCTCTTTTGTAAGCGATTGAACCACTAGATGTTGATGTTGATAAATCAAATCCTTGTGTGTTATTAGCCGTGATGTCTTGAGCGACCTTAGCGACTGTGGCAGGATTCTGTCCATCGAAACCAAACTGAAAAGGAACAGTAAATTTTAACTGACCTATGGCTGAACCACTTAATGTCAATTTCTCCACTCCTGCTGAATGAAAGGTTCCCAATGATGATGCGTCATCATTACCATTAAAATCCTCCAAACTCATCGTAACGTTATTACCAACGGTAGCTCCGTTAGGTATCGGTGAGAGATAGCTATTATTCTGTTCTCTTACACCTTTACTGATGAAATCAAATCCGTAGAAAACGGATGAATCAAACACACCTTGTGAGTTGTTTTGAGTAGTCTTGAATATCGCAGCTGGTATAGAACCTGATGGCATAGGTGATGGATCTATCACAGAACCATGTCCCATCGGAACAACACCATCTGGTTTATCAGAAATCGTATCTCCCTCAATCTCATAATCTCCAACCCTTATATGATTACTTAGGTTTGGAAAGTTACCGAAGTGTGTTAGCTTACCGTTTGAATCAATAGTTGTATGTCTATCACCAATTCTCTTAGCAAAGAAATCTGGTGATTTTTTATCAAATGTCAATCCATCATATTGTTCTAGTATGTTATCATCATCGGTTCCGTTAGGATTATGAACACGAACCTGTAGTGAAAAATTACCGAAATCAGAACCAGCCACATCGTTAGCTGACTTAACATTCAGAATATGTACCTTAAGTTGTCTACTTATCTGTGTTCCATGTGAACGTGTATAGATTCTAAACAAATCGTATCTAGTTCCGTTAACCAATTGTGATTGGATAAAAGGTGTCCTAGCAACACTAAAGTCACTATTACCAGTCCAAGTATTGGCGTTTCCTTTTGTATCATAAGATGATACACCAGAACTAAAGTCTAATCCATCTTCAACCACAACAAGTGAAGCTGATACAAATTGACTTCCTGAACCAGCACTCTGATAAGATTGAGTGACATGAGCTTGTTCCTCAAAAATCTTGTATACATACACAGATGATGTGTTATTACCACTCTTTGAAGATTGTGGACTCGAACTTAACACCTTAGAAATATGATTCGCACTACTCGTGTTGAATGTTAAAGCGTAGGTTTCTTGGGTAACATCACTACCTGAGACAGTTAACGTAAAACTATCCCAAGTACCAGTTATACTTGAAGCACTTAAATCTCCAGTACCGTTAGAACCAAATGATGGTGCTAATATTGCCAAAGACGCTGATGGTACTATTGCTGATCCTGAAGGACCACCTACTCCATAATAAGAACTTCCACCAACACCAAGACTTAGTAAATCCGATGTATATCCACCTAAACCAAGAACCCTAACGATTGTTACGACTCCTGCACTCCTTAAATATTGTTGAACCGCATAAGGTGTATAGAATCTATTATCAACTGGACCAAAAACTTCTTCGTATTCTTGAAATGAAGTTATTTGTGTAGGTACAAATGCAGGTCCTTTGGATGTAGGTCCTATAATTGCAGCACCAAGTTCCCCAATAGCTTGGGGAAGAAATGATAAATCTCTCTCACGAGTAAATACACCAGGCGAAACTATTCTTTCTGCCATTTATTTTCTCCTAGTTAATTTTTGTTATGCAAAATCTTCGAATAAATATATATTTATTCTACTATAAGTATAACTTAAATTCCCCAAAATGTAGTATTTAGGGGTTTTTTTTAATATTAACCTTCAGGAGATTCAGAATCTTCTTCAGAAGCTTCTGGTTGAGGAACTGGTGTAAATACACCTGTCTCTGGATCTAACTGACCAGGACCGTACTTCTCATTCAACTTCTGTACCAAATCACGTTCACTCTGTTGAACATCAGCGTACTCGGACTCAACCTCAGCTTGACGAGTTTCAATCGCCTCTTGCTGTTGGTCTAGTAAAATCTTCTGTACAGCTAGTTGTCCTAAAATAGCTTGTTTTTCTTGATAACTCTGTTGTAACTCACTCAGTTCTTTGAGTTCCTCCTCTGAAAATTTAATTTCATCAGCCATAACTTTTTCTCCTATATTGTTTTAAGTTAATAGTTTATATAAATATAACATAAATATGTTAAATACAATTTTTTATTTCTTTTTTAGTTCATCTATCTCTTTTTGTTGAGATTTTACGATTTCTGTTAGTTCTTTCACAGAATTTATAAGTGGTAAAACAAAAGATTCAAATGATATATGCTGTCTACCATCATCTTCTTCACCCCATCCACCAAATGTATCTATACCTTGATTGTCCAATGCTTGTTTTACTTCTTGGGCAATTAAACCATGTATAACTTTATCGCCACCCATTGGTTGTTTATCATCAGCATTGTAAGCGTTCCATTCTTTTGGAAATTCACTTGGTGATTTGTGTTTAAAGGTTACTGGTCTAATATCGTTTATAAAATCAAGACCTAATGTATCATCTTTTATTTCTTTCTTTTGTCTTTCATCAGATGAATGTGTCCAAGTAGCATTCGAATTAAAATCATTATATATGTATGATGAATCATTACCGATGTAAACTCTATTATCATTGTCTGATGCAGTTAAACCATTTCCTATAATAATATTGTTATTATTATCTCCTGTTGCAACATCATTATTGTGACCTATTATTGTATTTTCACCACCTGATGTAATAGTATTTCCGCTATTGTAACCAATTAATATATTGTAATATCCATTTAAAATTTCTGAACCTGCTCCATAACCTATTGCAACATTGTAATCAGCATCTGCATGATTAGCTTTCATTAATGCATTAGCACCAATTCCAACATTTCCCACTCCAGTTGTTATAGCATTTAAAGCGTATGAACCAAAACCAGTGTTGAAGTTTCCTATATCATTACCGCTTGAGCCTACTCCTGAACGACTTCCAACAAAAGTACACGCTACACCAGTTACATTATAATATCCTGCATGATAACCTACACCGACATTGTTTGTATCTTCATCATTTGAATCACTATTTTGACTATATAGAGCCTGAAATCCTATAGCAGTTGTTCCTCTACCGACATCTTCTGCTTGTAATGCTTGAGAGCCAATAGCAATATTATAATCTGTGGTTGCTACTCCCTCATCATAAGCCTTATGTCCAATAGCAACATTACTATGCCCACTCGTGGTATCATTACCTGCCTCAAATCCAACAAAAATATTTCCATTTG